TCAAGCAGACAACCCCGCTGCCGATTATTGTGCACGCTATGTGGAAGTACGGGATGCCAATCCCGTTAAACTGGCTACTTCGAGTAGCTCCCACTCTCGTCATGGTTTTCGGTCGGCAGATGATGCTGTGGGCTTTCTTTAACGTGCTGAAGCTCGCACTCATTCCGATCGCTCTCTACCGGTACCTGTACCTCCTGGTTTTCGTGGTGATAACTTTCCAGCCAGGGGTTCATTTCGCATTGCCGTCTTTCACAGCAATATTGGTTCCAGTCCTCCAGTTCGTATGCAGCTACCCCTTGGTCCTCATCTACCCATGGGCCTCACCGTTTTTCCTGTCGCTGGCGATAGGATATTACCTCACTTTCTCTTTGTGTGAGGACTTATCGGTGTTAAGAAGCTGCCAGAACGCGAGGTATTGGATGCAGTTCCATTGGGTCCCTTTGGGACCCAACACGCGGATGCCTGGACACGTGGCTATCTATGATACACACAAGGGCGTCCGTCTCGAAGGAACTTTTGTCAACAAGGTTGGGCCTCGCAAGGCTTTCACGAATCATAGCACCGCGGCTGGCCGTTATGCCCCGGAGCATGCTTTCGAGATACCAATCTCTGTTGACCCATTACTGTTGCCAGGGGACGAAGAGGTCGGCGAGTACTCGCCGACCTTCAACTGTCAAACTTTCATTTGGAAGTTAGTTGGGTTCAAGAACTTTATACTTCTTGTTCCCTTAATTATCGCAAGTATGATGGGATTCACGCTTATTGGACTCTGGTTCCTGGGTTACTACTCCAGGATCGTCTACTTCGAGTCTGTGCTCCCACTCGCTGCTGATGCGAAGACCGGCAAAGTGATCGATGACATTGTGGCGCATGTGCCTCGGCACGTGCAAGACAAGGCCGTCGACGTGTTGCGGGACGTACTGTCCTACCTCACATCCGGATTCGAATCAGTGTGGTCAAATACCCCACACTTGCGTGAACGTCTTTTCGAAGATCTCACCGCCTATCTACCCGACGGGAGGATGCCTATGCTTGCAAGCTCCCCCGGAGATCGCGGTGACACTTTGGATGAAATGTCTGTGCCCACTCCAGCAGCAGTAGTGGGAAACGACCCCGCATCCCAGATTGAACTCACGAACTCGATGGCCAACACCATTATGGGCCAAATCGAAGAGTCATCTCGGATGCAAGAAAACTTTCTGAACCTCAGTAAGGGCGTGCCTCAGGGCGAGGTCGACGACATAGCCGGTTGGGTTCAGCGCAAAATGGCTGACTTACCTGACAACTTGTCACTCGACGGGATCCACGAGGCCATTGGCTTCCTTCTCACGATTTTCAAAGATTCGCCGCGTGCTATCGTCAAACAGCTCTCAGCTAAGTACACGGCGAGCAGCCAGACAGAGGTCGTCGAACTGCAAAAATTCGTTGATGAAGGGGGTGAGTTGCTCCCAGACCTTACAGATGAGGAGGTAGAACAGTCAATGTTGCTAGCTATACACGCCTATTTGACTGAAAAACGATCAGTGGATTTCACGGACTTCCCAATAGTCCCTGATACCAATCCAATTCCCCGCGACCACCCAGACAGTGACCGTCGCACCCTCATATCGAAGATTCTCGACAAGATGAGATCGTTACTCAACCCACTTTATAAGGTGTTCCCGCAGCTGGCGGACCTCCTTAACTGGTTGACGAACTTACTTCTAAGACAGTCCACGCAGTTAGCTAATGCGTTCAAGGTACTGGAGAAGATCGGGGAAATTTTGTGGGATTACTCCTTCGCAATGTGGCGCGATTTTCTGACGTTCGTTAGCGCGATCGTCGACACCATATTTAACGAGGAGTACACCCAAAGGATCAAGGCTGTCTGGGCCGCAACCACGCTGGTTAAAGCGCCGTCTCTCGCACTACGGGCAAGATTGGAAGCGGACATTGCGTATATGTCCCCGACCAAGAGAGGCGACCCTGTCAAAGACTTTGCCAATTTCACTCAAGGGCTTGAGGAAACGTATTATCAAGTCCATGGCAAAAGACCGGCACTGTTGGCGGTGCTCGCACCCCCAGGTAGTGGGAAAACTACCTTCGCAAATGCCAATCCATCTGACACGTTGGACATAGACACAGTTATCGATCAAAGTGACAAGGAGCTGGTTCGCGCCCGCTCTGAGAATGACTTCACCAAGGTTAACGAGTTGTACAAAGCCGCATTGACGGAGTACCTACCAGGACTCCACTCAAGTGGCAAGATCGTGCTCGCACACTCAGTTAACCAGTTACCTGACTGTTTCTACACTGTAGGGCTCATGGTCCAGGACTTTGTTGTCCCGGAGTCTGAAGTCCAACGCGTCAAGATGGCCCAATTGGCCCGACAATCCTTCCCAAACCAACACTTTGACAGGTACTGGGAATGTGTGACCCCGCTGGATGCCCAGGGTCTCATGAAGAAATTCCTGTCTGATTACCGGACAGGAGGCATCCTATTCAACGGGTTGAACCGGCCCATCCGTTACGATACTCCTATGATGACGGATGAGGAAGCGAACCTCCTGGGGTTTAAACCAGGCGACTATGAAACCGATCCTTCGTTCCAGGATCGTGTGAATTGGTACAGGGAACAGGGCGTCAAGCAGGGCGGCGACGGGGTGTTTTTCACCTTGACGCACCCTGACAAAAACCGGGAGACGTATGATCGTTACGCCCCCCAGGAAGCCCTGGTCTCTCGAGAAGAAGACGCTCTCAATTGGGAAGTCGCGGCTGCTCTGACCGCACAATTTCCCGAGGCATTTGAGAATGCAAGACTAACGCCCCCCCAGGCGCTAAAGTATTACCTGGAAGCTAAGATGGCTTACTCTCCAGGTAATCCTTTCCTCAATCTTTACAAAAAAAGGAAGGAACTTTACGCCGCGGGCTGGGACGAGGTTTTGATTCAGAACGTCTACAACGCTTTCAAGTCGGGTAAATACCCAAACTCGTTCTACCACGGCTTCATCAAGTCTCAAGTCGTGGATGCGGAAAAACTCGCAGCTGGTAAGGACCCCCGCAGTGTGGTAGCGCAAGATCTCGCTTCCTACTACATAGACCAGGTCATCCAGCTGGAAAGAAATAAGCGCATTACTTGGCGCTCAACCGGAGTAGGTATAGGCATGATTTTGAACCAGAACATGCAAGGCCTTTTTGAATCCCTTGAAAATTTCAAGAACACAGGGGGTTACTACTTCGAAGCCGACGCGATTCAATTCGACAGTCGGAACAGGCCAGGTAATTTTGACGCTTTGGCAAAGTTGTCATATTTCGGATTTTTGCATCGCGGCGAAGACGTCGCCGAGCGAATGCAATCCGTAATGTCCAGCAACTACACACAGATGCAGGATGCGTACATCATGGGCATCACCGAAAACAAGTGGATAGGTCTCACGCTTGGTGTACCAACCAAGGAGGATATCCGTCGACTCACTTCTCTTTACCCTGAGAGGTTTGTCGCATTCGGTGCGCACATGTTGGAAGGGGGCTACGACTTCACGGCTCTTGGGGGAAAGGTCATACTTACCACCAGTGAGAAAAAGTCCCCGTCCAAACTTACGCATCCTTACTTTGCACACTTGTCTTTTGAAGTTCCGGAAACGTTTAGGCGTCCGATCCTGGAAATCAACAAGGACCCCAGTTCCGAACGGGGTCTCGATAACACTGTCAACCGCATCGCTGACAATATAGACAAGATTTACAACCTCCACTTCAAGAACAGAGGTGGAGGCACTGGTCAATCGGCGACCTCATGGGACAACACATGGGGTTTCCGAATTTCGTTCATCAAAGGGTGGATGCGGTATCACAATTTCACTAAAACCGCAGCCGACTTCTTCAAGGAAAACGTGCTCTACAACACTGGCGACGATTCAATGTGGGTCATCAAGCTCCGTAAGAAGGACTATGACTATGATCGCCTTGTTGGTTGCATGGCGCAGTATGGTGTGGACTTAACGCTCGAGGTCATCAACGACATTGAAGAAATTCAGTATCTTGGCCAACGAGTCTACCGTACCCGAACGCATCCTTTCGAGAAAGCTTTTTACAATGACTGGGTCAGAATTAAGCGCTCGCAGACAAAAGCTCCCCTGCCCCCTCAACCGCGTTTCCTGGTATACCACGACCAGAGCCAGACGCTCATGCGACGTTCCGCGTTCCAGTATTATAAGGCTGGACTGAAAGGTCGCAGGTACATCCATGCCTCCATCCAGAGGTCTAGTGGTCAAGCGCAACTGACAGCTTGGAATCCATCACTATACAAGTTAATGGCGCGTGAGTACATCCAGGACCTAAAAGCCCTGGCCTCGTACTACCGCCAAGATGGACTAGATGTCGAGCTGCGCAAGCAAACGACGGGTGCTTTCGGAACTACGAAGAACCCTTGGTGGGAAGTTAGCATCAAGAATGCACCCAGTCGCCAGGAACTAGAACGCCTGCGGCAACTAATCATTTCGCGCAAGCGAGGTGAGAAGGTCGCCCTTACGCGGACGGAAGAACAGAAGTACCAATTTTGGGCTTTCATCCGCGACAATAAGTTCCCGACGTTTTACCGAGTGGTCTCGATCTCCATGAAGCTCCGAGAGGAAGACCCGTCAAAATACGATAAGTTTTTTGAGAAGTTCTTTACGAACCCAACGTATGTGGATCAAAGAGCGAGGGAATGGATAGATTTACTCTCTAACATATCCCACGCGCTCCCACGCGAATGGCATCGTATGCAGCCAACCTTGAGTGTGATCTTCCCGGATCCAACTTTCTACACTCCTGGTCAGCTGATCGAAAAATTTCTCTACACAAGCAATGGAGGGGACAAGCTCTCGTTGTCCGAATTCCAAGACCTGGTTGCTCAGTCACCGTACGGCGCGCTGTGTCACTCCGAAATCTTCTGGCACAACCTCTCGAAGGAGAGTTATGTTAAGGAGATGGAGGCGCACCCGCCGTACGTGTACAAGAACTTGGTGATGATGATTACTCTGACGTACATGTTACTTTACCCGTTTGAGATCTGGATCACCAGGCAACCGTTTTTGGGCATCTTTTGGCGCCTGTTCATCCTCGTGATGATTGATATCCCGAAGTTCTATTCGATCTTCAACCTGATCTTCTGGCACGACAAGGGTCGCTCGTCGACCGTGATCTCGGCACTGATCCCCCGAGACCCCTATATTCAGATGAAAAGGTTCGCAGGAATAATCATGAGCATGGCTCCAATCGAGCTTGGGTACGTTCTGAGGTTCGACCTAATCCTCCCATTCCTTTCCGAGTTGTTGCCGCGCACTGCTGATCTCCTCCGCAAGAACCAGCAGTATAAAGAGCTGCCGCAAGACTCAACCGCAAGAGGCGAAAATCCTTGGGATCTCATCGTCGCAACAGACGAAGATTTCAAGGCCCAATTCGCCATTCAAGACAAAGCAATGATCATCACGGCACCGACTGGCACGGGTAAGTCCACAATGCTTCAGCCAGCTTTGGATCAGAGCACGTTCGCGACGCGTGGCGGTCTGACACTCCCTGGTGGCGAGAGGATAAACCGCCACATCATTCTCTTCCCACGGCAGATCCTTCGGGATGAATGGTCCTCCCCTCTAGTCAACACAAACTCACTAGACAATAGGATGCAAAGCACTGTCGTGACACGTAGGCTCAGGAACCTCGGGCAACAATTGGTTCGCAACCACGAGGTTCTCCTGATGACGTACGGGCACTTCATCAACCGGCCAGAACTTTGGTCGGACGATGTCCGTAGGAACACTGTTTATCACTTTGATGAATTTCATGAACAATCAGATGAACTCAAAGTGGCATTCTCAAAGGTAGACAATTCCAAGGCCGAAAAGCCTTTGGGTAAAGTACTCTTTTTGTCCGCAACCCCTGCCCCAGTGCCTTGGGCGCCGTCAACACATTTTGACGCCCCACTGCATCAGAGGTTCAAAAAGAGACTCTACATCCGTGACTTCAGGCCAAGTAAAATCATGGATCAATACCTTTGGGCACGCGAACAGTTTCCTGAACACGCTGCCCCCTCGAACACCATCATTCGAGTCAATTACATTCACGAAGTCACTGCCGTAATCCAAGGGCTAATGGAATTCGGCATTGCCTGTCAAGAAGTCTCGCGCCGCACAAGGGCAGAGCCAATTGACAAGAGCAAGCTTCTTGTTTGCACGCAGATCATCGACGCCGGCATTAATTTGCCAGGGCGTCGTCTGCTAATCGAAACCGGGATGGAACATAAGTCCATCGAGGGCCAACAATACTACGAGCCTTCCTCTTCTAATACGGCTAAGCAGCTGATGGGCAGAGTTGGTAGATTCCAAAATGACGACATCGTGATCAGGCCCCCGTGCGCAGGCACAGGGCGTGACGCAAAGGCATATGGCTCCCCGGAGTTGTTTACCTTTCCAGTCGTAGCGGACTCTCATCAAGCCCAGCTTCTAGTCCCCGCCCCGGATGAAACCCTCCATTCGGGACGAGGCCGTGATAGTTACATTCATGTGAACAAACGATCCCCCCTGTTCACACCCGCCATCGCAGAGAATGTTCTGCTACTGCTTTCAATCGAGCAGACAATCGTGGACTTGACAACACTCGAAAGAGATTACCACGCCTGCCTCCGAGCGAAGGAAAAGATGGATCTTGCAATAGCAGTTGCGCCACCTGAGGCGTTGGAACACGTCTACCTCAGACTCCCTAAGATGGAACTAGATCTTAGTGCGAAGTTCGAGGCCGTGAACGAATTCCGACAGACCTATGGCAACGTATTGTACTCGATCAAGTACGATCCAACCAGACCAACGCCCGAGGCCGCACCTTACTCGATTAAAAGCGACCGTCAAATAGAGTGGTCTTCTATAAAGACCAACAAAGTTGCGTACTTTAGCGTCAGATCCCTTGCCATCAAAGGTGGCACTTGGATAGAACGCGAAGATCGCAAATTGGAACGTGTGGTTCCAGAAATTGCTGACACCAAACGCCAGTTACGGGATGCTTTACTAACCCACCACGAGTCGCTTACAGCGATGTTGACTGGCCGGTACCCTGACCTAGCAGCCCAGCTTTCACTACAGCACGACGAGGCTGTGAGGCAGATCAAAGCCACGATCAGTAGTCCCAAGACGACACTGATCTACCGTGGCTCCGTTTTTGATCCTGCCGAACACGCTCAAGTCATACCTGCTGCAGTGACTGTGCTAGCAATCCAGTGTCCGCAATGTTATGTTGCGAGACCACACACTCATGATTCGACCGAAGTGAATCTTGAGAACTTCAGGCATTCTTTCATCAAGTTCCATGATGTCCAAGACAGATTCGTCGTCTATTACGACAACCCATTCATAGGGGACACGAATCCGTCGAAAGAACCAAAGCCCGCTGGCGCCGGGAAAGCGCCAGGGGTCGAGGAACGCACTCGACCCCCCCGACAACATCACCCAGCCAAAACGCATGCACCGGCCCTCCGCGAGAAGGGCCGGGTGTCCGTGAAGGCACCGGGTGAACAAACTTTGATTTCGAAACCTCCCACTTGAAGCAGTGGTAAGGCCTAGTCCCTAGAAAATGTAACTCAGACAAAGCAACTGTTGTTAGCAGGACGACGGGTGGCACCATTCTCATAACAAATAATAAACACCTCACGGTGAATGAGCCCCACCCCTAGAATCGCGGAGCAATCCATGAGAAGGGTCCCTTACACTAAGGATAGTGTACACCAATCCCGGTTAGTCCTCCAATAAAATAGTAAACCTATGCCATAAGGAAGGGGCCCGGGAGCGATACTCAGGCACATCGCAAACCAAAAGCAGCAATGCAAAAGAAATCCCATTCCGTTGTAAGACGTCAAAACTTACTAGGTCCGATAGCCGAAGCTAAAGACGGAGTTTGAAACCTCAGCAAAATTCACCACTCACCGCCAATCTGGCAGATTGCTGGCAATCATTCTGAGGCCTGACCGGGGGCTGTAAGTACCCGGGTTCCGATTCGATACCTAGACAAGGCGAGAGCGCCTGAC